AGGGACAGCCGTTTTATGCGACTGTGGACCCAGACCAATCAGGTCTGAACATCACAAACAGCACGATTAACAGCACAACCATTGGGGCAACAACGCCTTCAACTGGCGTGTTTACTAACGTTGCAACGACAACTGGCACGATTTCCACTGCGCCTTCTGCCAATACGGATATTGTCAACAAGCAATATGTGGATGCAGTCGCTCAAGGGCTAAACCCCAAGCAATCTGTCAAATGCGCTACAACCGCAGACATTACTTTGTCTGGTCTGCAGACCATTGACACTTACACCACATTGGCTGGTGACCGTGTTTTGGTCAAGAACCAAAGCACACAATCACAGAACGGCATTTACGTTGCTGGCGCTGGCGCTTGGACACGCGCAACCGACATGGATGTGTGGTCAGAAGTGCCAGGCGCTTACACCGTCATTCTGAACGGCTCTGCTAACGTAAACACTGGTTGGGTTTCTAATTCTGCCGACACTGGCACGATTAACGTCACCGCAATCACGTTTGTTCAGTTTTCAGGAACTGGCACTTATTACGCTGGCACAGGTTTGAGCCTTGCAGCTAATACGTTCAGCATTACAAACACTGGCGTTACTGCTGCATCTGTTGGTTCTGCATCTAAAACGCTAACAGCCACAGTAAACGCACAAGGTCAACTAACTGCGCTGGCTGACACAAACATTGCTATTGCCAACACACAAGTGTCTGGCCTTGGCACTATGTCAACGCAAAACGCCAATTCTGTTGCCATTACTGGCGGCACAATTGACGGTGCAACCATTGGCGGCACGACTGCTGGCGCTGTAACTGGCACAACCATCACGGCAAACACGCAATTCACGGGTTCTGGCGCTGGTCTTACAGGTACAGCGGCAAGCCTTTCAATTGGCGGCAATGCAGCTACCGCAACAAGTGCTGGCTCTGCTACGACTGCGACCACTGCAACTAATCTTGCTGGCGGTTCTGCTGGAACAGTGCCATATCAAGCCTCAAGCGGTTCAACTTCAATGTTGGCGGTTGGCACAAATGGTCAAGTTTTGACTTTGGCTGCTGGCTTGCCTTCGTGGGCTACGCCTACGGTTGGCACAGTCACATCGGTTGGCGGTACAGGTACGGTTTCTGGCATTTCCTTGTCAGGTACGGTCACAAGTTCAGGCAATTTGACCCTTGGCGGCACACTTGATTTGTCAAGCCCACCTGCAATTGGTGGCACAACCGCAAACACAGTAAGAGGCACAACTGTTACGGCAACGACAAAGTTTGTTGGCCCTTACTTTGATGCGGCAAACAGTGCAGGCGGCGCATTACGCAATTCAGGCGGCACAGCGCAATTGCAATGGGGCGCTGGTGGTGGTAACAATTTGTCTTTGGATGTTTCCACCAACATAAATGGTGCAAACGCCCAAATTGACATTAGCCCAACTGGAACGGGTCACGTTCACATGAAGCCAACTGGTACGGGGTCTGTTGAGATTGCCCCAACCAATGCTGGAACTTTGGACAACTTGGTTATTGGTGGCACAACACCTTTGGCTGGTACGTTCACAAACTTGAGATTTAACACAAATCTTTCTGTGAATGGCTCAACTGGAACAATTGGACAAGTTTTAACGTCTAACGGTTCAGGCTTGCCAACATGGACAACGCCAGCATCTGCTGTGACGGTAAGTGATGACACCAGCACTGCCACAACCCGTTACCCGTTGTTTGCAGACGCTACAAGCGGCTCTGCTTCAACAATCTACACCAGTTCCACCAAGTATCAATACGTGCCTTCTACGGGCATTTTGACGGCTACTGGCTTTGCTGGTTCAGGCGCAGGTTTAACTGGTACAGCAACAAGTCTTTCAATCGGTGGAAATGCGGCAACAGCAACAAGCGCAACCACAGCCACAAACTTGGCTGGCGGTTCTGCTGGTTCTTTGCCATATCAGGCAAGTTCAGGCTCTACAACCCTTCTGGCTGCTGGTTCTAACGGTCAAATCTTGACGTTGGCTTCTGGTGTGCCATCTTGGGCTGCTGCTCCTGCAACTGGTATCACAATCACTGATGACACAACGACCAACGCCACGCGCTATTTGGCTTTTACAAGCGCCACATCTGGCTCTGTAACAGGTCAGAACGTATCGTCAACCAAACTGCAATACAACCCAAGCACAGGCACAACAAGTTCGCCAAACGTGACCGCAAGCGGTACGGTGACAGGTGCTTTGGTAAACGCAACGAATGGAATTGTGATTAACAGCCAAACGGTTGCCGCAAGCTATTCAATCCCAAGCGGTTCAAGCGCCATGTCTGCTGGCCCAATCACTGTTGCTTCAGGGCAATCTGTGACGGTTGCAAGCGGTTCGCGTTGGGTTGTTTTATAAAGGAAAGCCATGTTTGAATGGAAAATTCTTGAAATTCAAGCCACAGATGGTTTGATTACTCAAGCGAAATACCACGTTACGCTGTCAGAAGACGGTAAGAATGTGGAAACAGAAGGCTATTGGAAGTTTGGCGACCCTGTTTTGTCTGTGCCATTTGAGCAAGTGACGGAGCAAGTTGTTGCTGGCTGGATTAAGCAAGAGGCTGTTCAATACGGCAAAAATATCATAGAATCATGCCTAACGGAACAGCTTGAAGCATTGAAGACGCAAAAGGTCTTGCCGCCCTGGGTTCCACAGGTCTTCACATTGGATATGAAATGACAAAGCCAATTGAAATCATTAGCAGGGCATTAAAAGATATTGGCGCATTAGAAGCTGGTGAAACACCCACGCCTGAAGCCGCCCAAGACGCTTTTGAAATGATGAATGACTTGGTTGACCAGTGGTCAAACGAGAACATGATGGTTTTCAACGTAACCGAAATCATTTTCCCTGTTATTCAAGGTCAAGTGCAATACAGCCTTGGCCCATACCCAGAAACCACCAACTTCATTGGCGCTTCTTTTGAAGGCTCAATTGCTGGCGACATTCTGACTGTTACAAGCGTCAATTCAGGCGCTGTGGCGCAAGGTCAGTTGCTAAGTGGTGGCGGCATTGTGTCAGGCACAAAGATTATTCGCAGCATCACAGGTGCTGGTGGCAACGTCATTGAAGCTGGTACTTATCGCGTAAACATCCCACAATCTGTGGCTGCTACGACAATCACTGCCAACTACCAAAAGCCTTTGAACATTGATTCTGCGTTTGTTCGTGTGAACACAACGTCAAACGGTCAGCCAATTAACAGCGGTGGTTTGGATTACCCAATTTCTGTGCTGGCGCTTCAAGACTATCAAATGATTGGTCTGAAGACGTTGAACGGTCCTTGGCCTAAAGCGATTTACTACAACCCAAATGAAGATTCAGGCAATTTGTTTGTCTGGCCTAGTCCTTCTCAGGGTGAAATGCACTTGTTTGCAAACACTTTGTTTACACGCTACGGCAATCTTTATGAAGAAGTCAGCTTGCCGCAAGGCTATTCAATGGCGTTGCGTTGGTGCTTGGCTGAACGTTTGATGCCTATGTATGGCAAAGTAAACGGCACTCAGATTCAAATGATTAACGCTTACGCTGCACAGGCAAAAGCCACGTTAAAACGAACCAATATGTCGCCACTTCAAACGGCTCGTTATCCTGACGCTCTTTTGGTCAACAAGGCTAAAGACGCTGGCTGGATTCTCACTGGCGGCTTTATCTAAGGAACTGACATGGCATCGACCACGTTTATTGACAATCAAACGGTTATTGTTGCTGCATGGCTCAATGACGTTAACTCTGCTGTTTATGATGGTGAATCAATCAGCGGCATTTTGAACGGCTCAACACTTGCATTGCAAACTGGCGGTTTGGATGCTTTGAACATTGATGCAAGTCAAAACGTCAGCATTGCTAACTTGACTGTTACTGACACAATTGACATTACCAACGATTTAACTATTGGTGGCAATTTAGATGTAGGTGGTAATTTAGACGTTGGCGGCAGCATTAACTTTGCTGATGGCACAAGTCAAACAACAGCAGCCTACATGGGCGCAAACAACTGTATGTTTGAAAACAACATGACAATCACCGATGATTACACTATCACCGCAGGCCGTAGCGCCAGCAGTGTTGGACCAATCTCAATTGACAGCGGTGTTTCCGTAACAATCCCTAGCGGCAGCAATTGGGTAATTCTCTAAGGAAATGATATGCCATACGGCTCAGTTTTAACGGACAACGTGCAGTCAAGCACTGCCGCCACAGCTCCTGTCTTCAAAGACGGTAACGGTACTCAAATTGGTACGCTGTGCCGCGCTTGGGTGAACTTCAACGGTACAGGTACTGTTGCTATTCGTGCATCGTTTAACGTGTCCAGCATCACGGATAACGGTACAGGTAGTTACACAGTAAACTTTACAAATGCAATGCCAGATGCAAACTATGCAGCAGAGATAACAACAGGAACAAACTCGTCTGGCGGCATAAACACCAACTTTACAGATTCGCCGACAACTACTTCCATAGGCGCATTCACATACGGTATAGCTGGCGCTGGATCTGGTGCGTATCGTGATACAGCAAACATTTATGTAGCCGTCTTCCGTTAATAGGTGAACCAATGACAACAACAATCAATGCATCCCCTACAAACGGACTTGTTGCCACAGGTGATGGCTCTGGTGTTCTCAAGGTTCAAAGTAACGGTGTGACCACCAATGCTTTGGCTTGGGTGAACTTTAACGGCACAGGAACGGTAGCTATTCGAGCAAGCTACAACGTCAGTTCAATTACTGACAACGGTACAGGTGACTACACAGTGAACTTTGCTACTGCTTTGACAGATGCAAACTACGCGCTAGTTAATCAAATTATCCCAACAAACACAGCTTTTGGTTCAACTGCAAGGGTAAGTGTTTTGGTCGCTCAAACAACAACGACCGCGCAAATTAGAACTGGTTCTTTGAGTATTTCTCAAACTGTTACGGCAGAAGACGAACCGACAATTAACGTAGCAATTTTTGGAAACTAAGGAATCACAATCATGGCACAAGTAATCATCTTCACAAACAGCAACGGCGGCGTGAGCGTCTGCATCCCCACTGGCGAACTCGACATTCACGCTGTCAAAGCCAAAGACACACCATCTACTTCAATCATCGTTCAAGAGTCCGAACTGCCTCAAGCAGACAACGACTTCTTCAACGCATGGGAACTGGCTAACGGTGTTGTGACTGTCAATTTGACCAAGGCCAAGGAAATCACTAAGCAACGTCTACGCGCTGAACGTGAGCCTTTGTTGGCGGCACAGGATGTGTTGTACATGCGTGCTACCGAAGCTGGCGCTGACACCACAGCTATCGTGGCTGAGAAGCAGCGTTTGCGCGATGTGACATCTTTGGTTGACGGTTGCACTTCGACTGCTGAACTTCGCGCTCTGGAGGTCTAAATGACAGTAAGCATCAACGGTTCATCAAGCGTCACGATTAACTCTGGTGCTGTTCTTGGCATCACATCTGGCACAGCCGTAGCAAGCACATCTGGCACTAGCATTGACTTTACGTCTATTCCTTCTTGGGTCAAGCGTATTACTGTAATGTTTAACGGTGTGTCTACCAATGGAACAAGTAACATTCAACTTCAAATTGGCGCAGGTTCTGTCACTACAAGCGGTTACGCAAGTTCATGTGTTGGTGGTAGCACAGGAAATTCATTGAGCGGTGCAACTAGCACAAGTGGATTTTTGTTTGTCCAAGAACTATCAGCAGCGTTTCTAAATAACGGTCAAGCAGTATTAACTTTAATGGGTTCAAACTTGTGGGTTATGTCTTCTGTTTCAACAACATCCACTGCTGCCTCTGGTGTTATTGGCAGCGGAAACATTACCTTGGGTGGAACTCTTGACCGAGTACGTATCACTACAGTCAACGGCACAGACACCTTTGACGCTGGCTCTATTAACATTCTTTACGAGTAATCTATGGCAGATTTTGGTTTTATCGGGCCAAGCTATGAAGCTCCATCCATCTACCAAGATGCTCAAGAGCTGATTAACTTCTTTGGAGAAATTGACCCGATGAAACAAGCGGGAGAGCGTGGCATTGTTGCGCTTTACCCAACGCCAGGGCTGACGCAATTCGTTCAACTACCACCAGAAGAAGAAGTGCGCGGTATGCGTACCATTTCTGGCGGTCAGTTGATGATTGCTGTCTCAGGTCCGTATGTTTATGCGATTAACGCAACTGGCTCTTATTTCCTGCTTGGGTTCTTAAACTCTACGTCAGGCCGTGTCAGCATTTCCGATAATGGAATAAACGTTTATATTGTTGACGGTTCTTACCGTTACACATGGCGCATTAACAGCCTGCCAGTGACAACCTTTGTTGGTTCAGTCTCAAGCACCACGTTGACCGTTTCTTCTGTTTCTTCTGGCACTATCCGTGTCGGTCAGCAGATTTTTGGCGTTGGTATGCTTCCAAACACAATCATTACCGCATTGGGTACTGGTTCAGGCGGCACAGGTACTTATACGGTTAATCAGTCGCAGACCGTGACCAGCCAAACAATGAACGGTGTTCAGGCTGGCGCTACTGTTACGGCTTCAATTGGTCAGACTTTAACTGGCGTTGCTGTTAGTGGGATTGCTGGTCAATTTACTGCAACCGCTGCTGGAACGACTTTAGAAGTTGGTCAGGCCGTGACAATTAGCGGAACTGCTGGCGGTATTGGTTCAATTGTTGGCTACACAAACCCAACTACTTATTACATCACTGCCACCAACGGAACAACGTCATTCACATTGTCAACAACTCCAACTGGCAGTGGCGTGACAACTGTGGTCGGTTCGCTTACTGGCTTGACTTTTGCAGTAGCCAACACCACCATGACCATTTCGGCTGTGGCAAGCGGTGTTGCTTACCTTGGTCAAACCGTTCAAGGCGTTGGCGTAACGTCAGGAACAATCATCAATGCCTTTGGCACTGGTTCTGGTTCAACTGGCACATACACTGTAAGTTCAGCGCAATATGTGGCTTCAGAAACCATGTATTTGCTCAACTTCAGCCAGATGCCAGCCACGGATGGTGCTTTTAGCGGTGGTGGCACTGTTGACATTGTGGACAACTATTTTGTTTACAACCGCCCAAATTCACAGCAATGGGGCGCAACAAACACGTTGTCGCCAATTAGTTCTGGTTTGAGCTTTGCCAGCAAAGACGGTGCGCCTGACTATTTGGTTTCGCTGATTGTTGACCACCGTGAAGTTTATTTGTTGGGTTCTGAATCGTCAGAAGTGTGGACTGATGTGGGCGCGTTTCCGTTTCCTTTCCAGCGCATCCCTGGCACTTCTACCCAGCACGGCATTGCCGCGCAGTATTCAATGGCTCGATTAGGCAACTCGTTTGCTTACCTGTCAAAGAACAACCGTGGTCAAGGCATGATTGTTCAGATGAACGGCTACACCCCAACACGCATTTCTACACACGCAGTAGAAAACAGCCTGTTGAACCAAAACATTACGGATGCCGTTGCCTACACCTATCAGCTTGAAGGCCATGAAATCTATGTGATTTCGTTCCCAAGCATTGACCTTACATGGGCTTACGACACTTCAACAACGATGTGGCATAAATGGTTGTGGGTTGATTCAAACAACGTGTATCACCGTCACCGTTCCAACTGTTCTGCTTCTTTTAACGGCAATGTTTACGTTGGCGATTGGGAAAACGGCAAGATTTACTTGTTGGACACAGAAAACTACACAGACGATGGCGGCGAGATTCGCAGATTGCGCCGTTGCCCACACTTGGTTTCTGACTTGCAACGTCAATACTTTGATGAATTGCAGATTCAGTTTCAGCCAGGCGTGGGTTTGTCGGGCGTTTCTAACTCGTCTAACAGTTCTGCCATCGCTGGAATTGCAATTGCTGGAATTGCCATCGCTGGCTCAACTGGTACTGCATCGGCAAACGTAGACCCACAGGCCATGCTTCGCTGGTCAAATGATGGTGGTTCTACTTGGTCGCGTGAATATTGGGTTGGTATCGGTAAACAAGGCCGATACAAGAATCGTGCCATCTGGCGCAGATTGGGCATGGCGCGTGACCGAATCTTTGAAGTGGCGATTACAGACCCTGTAAAGGCTGTGATTGTGTCTGCAAACCTTAAAGCAAGTGGAGCGGATAACTAATGGCAAGCGGTCTACCAAGTTCACCACAACTGAACCCATATCCACAGTCTGAGTTCCTTGATGGAGCCACGAAAAGACCAACACGGGCGTGGCAACAGTTCTTTTTGAACATGATTAACTTTTCATCGTCTGATTCTGCAACAACGGAAGCGGCTGGACCAACGTTGCCAGCTAACCCTGTTGGGTTCATAAACATCACAGTAAATGGTCAACCTTTTAAGGTTCCATATTACAATCAATGATATGACAGAATTAGTCGAAAATCATACCCCCACGCTTGCAGAAATTGAGCGTTTGCAACATGAAATGATGCAGATGCCGCAGGCTGAATTGGACACTGAGCATTATTTTTCTGGTGGAATGTATTGCAGAAAATTGACGCGCCCTGCTGGAACGTTAATTGTCGGAAAAGTTCATAAAAAAGACCATTTTTTTATGTGCGCCAAAGGTCAAATCATTGCTTGGTCAGAAAAAGGAATGGTGACGTTAAACGCTGGCGATGTTTTAGCTTCAAAAGCTGGAACTAAGAGAGTTACTTTGGCGGTTACAGATGCAATTGGCATTACTTTTCATAAGACAAACAAAATCAATCTTGACAAAATCGAGAAAGAATTGATTGAACCAGATGAGTTGGCTCTTTTTGATTCAAGTAACAAACTAAAGGTGCAAGCCTTAGAGGGGAAATAATATGTCATGGGCAATGGCTGCGGTTGCAGCAGCAACATTAGTTAGCGGTTACATGGGTTCAAATGCGGCAGAAAATGCGGCAGAAACTCAAGCAAATGCACAGCGCGATTCTGCTGCAATTCAAAAAGCTCAATTTGATTTGCAAAATAAACAACAGACGGGTTTTCGTTCTGCTGGTCAAAACGCCTTGTCTCAAATTGGGGCACTAGGCTCTGGTCAATATCAAACTTACGATGAAGCTGGCAATCCTGTTGGCGATATGCAAACTGGTTCTGGCTATTTAACCAAACAGTTTACGCCTGAAGACTTTGCTGCTGGCATGGACCCAGGTTATGCGTTCCGTTTGAAAATGGGCCAAGAACAAGCAATGCGTCAAGCAAACTTGGGCGGTGGCGCTTTGAGTGGCAATGCTTTAACTGGTTTACAAGATTACACACAAGGTTCTGCAAGTCAAGAATACGGCAACGCGTTTAATCGCTTCCAAACTCAACGTGGCAACATTTACAACACCTTGGCTTCAATTGCTGGTTTGGGTCAGACTTCACTTGGTCAAACGGGTCAAGCAGGCTCTGCTGCTGGCGCTAACATTGGTCAAGCAATTTCAAATGCTGGCTCTGCTGCTGCGGCTGGTCAAATTGGCTCTGCCAATGCTATGGGTGGCTCAATTCAAAACTTGGGCAATCAATATATGCTTTCACAAATGTTGAAGCCACAAGGTCAAACATTTAATAACAACACTGGCTGGTCTGGTGGTGGAAACAATACTGTTACCGTTCCAGGTCAAGGAACAACAACAATTCCAGACTATTTTGCTGCGTAAGGAATAATCATGGCAGATTTCACACCAGTTGCATTAGGTATTAAGCCACCAGAAGGCATAAGCCTTGGTGACATGGTAAACATTGCCCGTGGCGCACAGGCTTTCCGTCAAGCTGAACAAGTCAATCCTTTGGCTCTTGAGCAAGCACAAGAAACAACAAAACAACAAAAGCTAAAGACTGAAACAGACCAAATGGGTTTGCTTCAAAAGCGACTTAAAAGCATTTCTGACAGTCAAATTTCAATGATTAACAACCCGTTAATTATTGCTGCCGAACAAAACCCAAAAGCAGTTGACCCCACAAAACTTGCTGAATTGGTTAAACGTAACGGCATGACTACTGCTAAAGCTTTGGGAATTCCAGAAGATCAAGCTGGTCAACTGCTTGCGCCTTACATTGAACTTGCTACAACTAACCCTGCTGGTTTGCGTCAATACTACAAGGAACGTCACATTCAAGGCTTGGATGAAGGCGCTCGTACATCTGCACTTGGTGCAAGCGGTGTTGGTGTTAATACTGGTGCTGGTGGTTACACAGTGCAAACTGGTGAGTTTGGACCACAGCCTGCTGGTGCAGTTGTGCCTGGCACAGCTTACACAACACAATTGCCACCAACACAGCAACTGGTTTCTCAAGCTGGCGATGGAACTGGTTTGCCGCCTGGCACTCCTTACGTCAAAGGTCCAGCAGGCGCAGAAGCTACTGGCGCTCCAAAGATGGCAACTGGCATTTCTTCTGCTGGCGCGGCTGCTGCAAACGTTACCAATGACGATTGGGCCAAAACGCAAAAAGCTGCGACAGAAGCTCAACCACGTATTGCCATTTTTCAGAACATCAAGAAGTTTGCACCTGATGCCTTTACTGGCACTGGTGGCGCTCGTAAAGAATTGGCGGCTGGTATTCTTAACGCGGTTGGCATTTCTGCTTATGAAGCCGAAAAGGTTTCCACAGAAGAATTGGCTAAGAACTCAGCGTTGTTGGCTATGGCTGGCGGCAACACTGACGCAGCAAGGGCTTTGGCTGAAATTGCCAACCCAAGCAAAAAGCTGAACGAACGTGCCATTAAGGAAATTTCAAACCAAATGATTGGCATTGAAAAGATGAACCAATCAAAGGCTCAATTCCTTTCCCCTGTTGCACAA